GCTTGCAACAAAGTTTACCCTCGATCGGCCTCTTTCCCTTGGGATTCCAGTCCTCGATTCTGATCCAGCCGATGCAGATTGGACCAGCGAGCTGGGAACAGGTTCAGAAGATGGTTCGATGAAGTTTGGAAGCCGCGAGCTTGTACCGCATCCCCTTGCTAAGAGAATTAAACTGTCAAACAAGCTGATTCGGTCGAGCATTGTTCCTATCGAGGCGCTTGTTCAAGAGCGACTTGCGTATAAATTCGCAGTTACGGAGGAAAAGGCACTATTGACGGGTTCAGGAGCAAACCAGCCGCTAGGATTGTTCACTGCTCACGCGTCTGGGGTGCCTACTTCCCGCGACGTGGTTGGAAGCAATACCGCGACCGCAATAGCAGCAGATACCCTTTTTGACGTTAAGTACGCCGTTAAAGAACAGTACCAAGCCTCAGGCGCGTGGTTGTTCCATCGGGACGCGGTAAAGGCGATCATGAAGCTGAAAGACAACCAGAATCAGTATTTGTGGCAGCCGGGTTTGCAAAGCGGACAGCCGGACACCCTACTTTCACGGCCTGTCTATCAGAGCGAATACGTTCCTAACACGTTCACTACTGGAAAGTATGTCGGAATGTTCGGCGACTTTTCAAAGGTCTGGATCGTGGACGCTCTTGATATGACAGTTCAGAAGTTGGTTGAGCTGTATGCCGAAACGAACCAGACTGGTTATGTAGCTCGTATGGAAATGGATGGAATGCCAGTTCTTGCGGAAGCATTCGCGCGGGTAAAATTGGCTTAATTTTAAGGATGACTACAAATGTTAAAAGACAATCATTTTCAATTTGAGCCAAGACGGGCGATTAGTCCTGTATCGGTTGCAGATAACACCGCTCAAGTTTCGCAGATCATAGACTTACAGGCAGCAGCAAGCCTTGAGTTTATTATCAGCGCTGGAAGCCTTGCGGATGCAGACGCTACATTCACCGTCCTTGTACAGCATGGCGACCAAGCTAACCTTTCCGATGCAGCTACGGTGCCAGCGGCTGAATTGTTGGGGACCGCAGCGGATGCTTCCTTTACCTTTGCGGACGATGATGTAGTTAGGTCGATCGGATACCTTGGTTCGAAAAGGTATGTCCGGCTGACCATTACTCCTGCGAATAACGCATCAGCAGCGTTGATATCGTGCGTAGCGTTGTTAGAGCGAAAGAAAGTTGGTTCGCTTTAATTAAAATTTAAGGGGTGGTGTAACCTACCCCTTTTTTGATATCACGATATGAAAATAAAGATGTTAAAAACAATGGCAGGGCCAGATGGGTGTTTTGGTCCGGGTGCTATTCTCGAAGTTTCCCGCGAAGAAGGGATCGCGCTGATTGAAAGCGAAAGCGCTCTAATTTTAGAGGATGAGATATTTGAGACTGCAGATAGCAGCGAAGAAATAGAGACCACAGAAGCGCCACAAGCCCGTAGAAGAGGCAGACCAGCAAAGGGGGGTAGGTGATAAGGGCCAGCATTGTAACACCACCAGCGACCTTGCCAGTGTATTTAGAGCAGGCAAAAACGCATCTTGCTATTCCCTTAAGCGAGACCGAACACGACGAATTAATTCTAGCTTTGATTGGCGCAGCTACCGAAGTGTGCGAGCAGATAACAAATCGAAAGTTTATCAGCCAGACGATTGATCTTTATCTCCCTGACTTTCCCGCATTGAATATAATCGAATTACCTTATGGTACTCTCCAGAACGTTGGAAGCATTAAATATATCGACGAAGCGTTAGGCGAGCAGACATTCACAAGCGCAGGGTATCAGGTAGATGGCGCTGGAATCGTTGGCCTAATCATGCTCAAAGAGGATTATGATTGGCCGGAAGTTGGAGACGAGCTTTTAAGAGGAGTTACGATCAGATTCACTTGCGGTTATGGAGACGCGACAGCAGTACCGAAAGCGATAAAACAGGCTATTTTGCTCTACGTTGGAACGCTTTACGCAAACAGGGAAACCGTTGGCATGGGTTCATTTAACGAAATTCCTGACACCGTAAATCTTCTCTTAGCAAGTTATAGAATCTATGGGTTTCAATGAGACGCGCCTCTGGTAAGCACGACCGCCCTATTGTTATCGAGCGGATGATCCTCGAACAGGATGACTTTGGGCAAGAAATCCCAACATGGGTGGAGTTCCATCGATGCTATGCGCATAACTCACCACTAACGGGCTCAGAACGATTCGGATCAGACGGGAAACACGGGCAAGCAGTAACAAAATTATTTTTTAGGTATAAATCAGGAATAAAAACGACCATGAGAGTAAAGCTATCAGGCGAGTATTTTCGCATCGTAGCGGTTACTGAAGTGGGGCGAAGAGAAGAAATTGAGCTTTATTTAGAGCGCTACGAATGATCGTTTCAGGAAAACTCGAAGGCTGGGAAGAATTGCAGAAGGTGCTTAAAGAGATGCCAGCGAGCATCGAAAAAAGGGTAATCAAAAAGGGGATTGTCGACGCTGCCGAGATGTTAGTAGTGGAATTGAAGGCGACAAAGTTATTCAAGGATAATACCGGAAACCTTAGAAAAAGCATTCGGCCAGTTAAAAGAGGGATGAAAAAAGGGGTAATAAGGGGCCAAGTAATAGCTGGGGCGCCGCACGCGCGTTTAGTTGAATTTGGATACATGAAAAAATTGAAAACGGGAACGTTTAATGTACCCGGAAAATACTTTATGAAAAAAACATTTGAACAAAATCGGCAAAAATTAATTGACGGCCTAAAGACTAAACTCGAAGAAAATGTGAAAAAATATCAAAAGCGCATGGCGCGAAAAGCGGCAAAGGCAGCAAAGGTAGTCAAAGCATAATCGAGCGAGACAGTAGAGCAAAAACGAGCTAGGATAAAAGCAGTAAGCAATCCTTAAAAGGAAACGGCAAAAATGGCGATTCAGTTATCGACTAGTGTTCGGAATGCGCGATTGGATTCGATAGAAACAACGATTGGGACTGCGGCAAAAATACGGATTAGAAGTGGTTCAGTTCCTGCGAATTGTGCAGCAGCTGACACCGGCACAGTACTTGCGACTCTTGATCTTCCAACAGATTATTTCGCTGCTGCATCAGGGGGTTCAAAAGCGCTGCAAGGGACTTGGCAGGATTTAGCGATTGACGCAACGGGGACAGCAGCCCATTTTAGACTCTACGACAGCGCGGGCACGACCTGTCATTTACAAGGCACAATTACAGCAACGGGTGGCGGCGGCGATATGGAAGTAAACGACGTTAACTTTATTTTTGGCCAGATTTTTAACATCACAGCCTTTACCCTTACCGATGGGAACGCATAAGGAACGATATGGCCGATTTTGGCAACGTTACCAAAACGCTTGCCCCATTGATCGCATTGGTTGCGACGACCAAAGTGCAAGGCACGATAGAGGGAGCTTTGCGCAAAAAAATGATCGCAGCATCTTTTATTAATTCGATCGTGGGGGAGCGTGTTTACCCGTTGAGAATGCCAGACAATGCGATTCTACCCGCAATCGTTTACACACGCATAACTTCAGAACGACAGCACACGCTAGACGGAGCTGGTAATCTTACATATTCGAGATTCGTTATTGATTCGTACAGTAATCAAGAGAGTAAAAATGGCGGTTTTGCTGAATCGATAGCAATAGCAAGAGCAGTGCAGGCAACGCTTGACGGATACAGAGGGCCAGCCGACGGCGTGGATATTCAAGGAATTTTGCAAATGACGGAGCAGCATCTTTATGATAGCGAGCTGGAAATTTATCGAGTTTCTCAAGACTGGATGGTGATTCATAGGGAATAGTTTTTTATAGACAGATAGCGGGGAATCTATCAAAATGGAAACAGATAGACGCCCAAAAAACGGGTATTGAATTAAACGGAGATAGCAAAAATGCCAGCATCAGTAGCCACATCAGGGTTCGGGTGTCTTTTCAAAGTAGGCGATTCGGGCGTGGGCGCAGGATCACGTGCTTTCGTTGAATGGGGAACCACGAACCAAAAAATTCGCATTCGATGGAACGCAGCAGGAACCGCAGGGAATGGTAAGAATGTTACCGTAGCGGTATCGGGCTCGGTATTCGCGACTACCGAGATATCAGCATCAGCAGTGAACATCACAGCACCGACGACCGCGACGGTTGCGCAAGTTGTGGCCTATCTTTACGCGAATGAAACGTTTCAGCTCTATTGGGATGCTGATTATGGTGCTACACCCGGGGATGGCTCAGGCGTTATCACAGCAAGGACCGTGACGGCTACCGCAGGAGGTACCGCGGGAACAGAAGTTTTTACCACGGTGGCAGAAGTCAAATCTATCTCTGGTCCTAACATGCAGACGCAGATGATCGATGTTACCCACATGCAGAGTGATAACAATACGCGAGAGTTTTTACCTTCTCTTATTGATCCGGGTGAGATATCTTTTTCCGTTAACTGGTTACCCGGGAATGCTACCCATGTTTCTCTCAAAAATGACCAGAAAAACCGGACAAAGCGGAACTATCAGCTCGTATTCACCGATACAGCAGCGACTACCTACGCTTTTTCTGGATACATCACCAGCATTGGAATCACATCGGCAATCGAGGATGTATTGCAAGGCGATATAACCGTCAAACTAGTATCATGGCCTGAATAACCTATATGAAGCACGCTGAAAAAGTATCGCCGGAGTTTGAGCTACAGATCGGGGGCGCATCCGTTCCCGTAGCGTGCACCTACCGAACGATTTTCGAGTACGAGAAATCAACTGGGAAGCCTCTTGCATCCCTGTTTACTAACGGGCTTGAAATCGTTTCGGTTGCCGTCATTGTGGAGTTTCTTCACGCAGCTATAAAGCATCTCGATAAGAAGTATTCGAAAGATTGGATTCTCGATAACCTTACGCCTAGCATTATTAAGGCGTTTGGAAATGAGATATTCCCCAACCTTATAAAGAGATCATATCTCGGAGAAGAAGAGGGGGAGGAAGAAAAAAACGACGAAGCGGAGAAGTAAAGGACGAGGAACCAAGCTGGTTGGATGCGTGGGCCGTAGCCATTTATGATTTTAAGCTCACGGAAGAGCAGTTTTTTGATTTAACACCTGCCAAGTTTAGAGCATTAGGGAAACGGCACGAGCTTAGAAACCAGCTAGAAGATTATAGAGCGGGCGTTATTGCTTCCCTCCTCTACAATATTCACCGCGGTAAAGGTACGGCAAAAGGGCCAGAGGCGTTTTTTAGATCGTTGAGAGAGGAGGAAATAAAAGACGATCCGTTAGCACGTCCGGGCGACATGACCGGTAAACAGATGCTCCATCATATGATGACCGTTCAGCTAAACAAACCTCGAGGATTATAAAAGATGGCTGAACAAGTAGCAGGGCTAACAGTTGAATTCAAAGCGCTTACCACAAAGTTTGAGCAGGGGTTCGACAAAGCGGTAAAGGCAGTCAAAACAGCCGAAAAGAATATAGTAAAATCGATGGGGGCAATCTCCATTGCCGCGAAAGTTCAGCTCGGGAAAGATATATTTAATGCCACTACAGCGGTAGCACGAGGGATTGCGGAATTAGCTTCACGCGGTGACGAGTTAGACGATTTAACCAGCACGTTTAACGCTCTCGGTGGTTCAGCCGCTCAAATCGACGTAGCAAAAACAGCACTACTCGATACCGTTTCCACGATTGATCTTCTGAAAGTTGCCAACGAGGGAATGATCCGCCAGATTCCCGGGTTCGCGGAGAATTTTGGTTTAATTGCCGATTACGCTGGAAGGTTCGCGGAAGCTACCGGGGGCGATGCAATAGAGAGTCTCAGTAAACTATCCGCAGCATTAACGACGGCGAAAGAAAAGAAGCTCGCTGATCTTGGCGTAGTAATCAACCAAGAAGATGCCTACAAGAAATACGCAGCACAGCTAGGGGTTTCGGCGGAATCCCTCGATAACGTACAAAAGAAAACGGCGCGACAGGTAGAGGCGATTAACGCGCTAAAAATAGCAAATGAAAAACTCGCACCAGTAGGCGACTCGGTAAATGCGGCCTTCGCAGCGTTGACCACCAACCTTAATGATGGGATCAACGAGGCGGCAAAATACATTGCAAGCAATGAAGAGCTAACGGCGGCATTTCGTGGGTTATCGGATACGATTAAGGGGATCGATTGGGAAGGAGCTGGGAAAGCAGCTTCTCAGGTTTTCACCATTTTTGCAGATGCAGCAGGGACTGTATTGCCCTATTTAGTCCAACAGCTAAAAGAAGTTGCGGGTGGATTTAATATAATTTTTGGTCAAACGTTAACGGCAGAACGGGATCGAAATGCTATCGGATTGGCTGAAAAACAAAAACAGCTTGAAAAATTACAGGAAAGTATCAAGACCCTCGAAAGTGGGGGGTGGAAGGCAGCCTTTGCTGGTATAGGTGGGCAAGTTGCTTTGCCGGGGATGAAAGAACAGGCAGTAGAATTACAAAAAGCGATCGATATCGCTATGAGTAATTACAATAAGCTAAATGCGCAGATTGCGGAAAATGAAAAACAAGCCGAAGCGAATCGCGCATCATTAGAGAAATTGAAGAATCCTATACAAATAATAGGCGAATCGGCAGGTAATGCAGCGACAAAAATATCAGGAAACGCAAAATCTTTATCAGTAGCAGCAAAAGAAGCAGAAAAAGCCGCGAAGAATATCGCCGACCTCAAAGCAAAATGGAGCGAGTTCATTTCAGGAAATAAGGAGGACACTCTCAAAAGCCAGATCGAAGATGCTATCGATACATTGAATCGGCCAAAGTTGGACGGCTTAAAAAAAGAATTAGAGGCCGTTCTCCGTACCGATTTTATGAATGATTGGAAAGACGCAATCGAATCCGGTGCAGTTGGGTTTGACGAAATACAGCGTGCTGCAGACGAGTTTGTCAAACAAACATCCGATGATATTGAGAAGAAATTCGGCGAAGCAGGCTCGGAGGCAGCTAGAGCGCTGACGGAAGAATTATCAAGTTCGTTTGATGTATTAGCAAATGGGATTGCGACTCTTGGCGATAACCTCGGAATTGAGTTAAACGACTTTGCCCAAACGGTTAAAGGACTATCGGAGGAAACGAAAGCCGACATAATGAAAGCGCTCGGGCTCACCGGCAGCGCGCAGGATTTATCAAATTATATCAGTGCCGCCACTACAACATTGGGAGCGCTCACATCAGCTAACCGGACTAATAAATCGACAAAAAGCGAACGAGGGACGGGCCAAGCTATTGGCGCAGTTGGTGGTGCCGTTGCCGGGATGAAATTAGGAACTACAATTGGGGTTGTTGGGGGCCCGTTGGGGATGGCAATTGGCGCTGCATTAGGGGCCGCCCTTGGCGCAGTAGCGGGTGGCATGTTCAAATGGGGACCGCAGAATCCTGAGACCCTAGCTCGAAAAAGTTTCGGCAAATTTGTTCAGGAAGGATTCGAAAAACTAGGTGCCGTTTCGTTCAAAGACGCGCAAAATCGGATGCAAACAATATCAGGTAAGCAGTTCGATTTATTCATGGGTGCAACGACGCGGTTTAATAAGCCGGGTTGGGCCGATGAAATGAACAAATGGGGCGAAGAATCAAAGGCTACATTCTTAGGGTTGGGTGAATCTATCAAGCAGCTTTTAGGCATCACTGAGGATGTAGGCGGCCAGATGGCTTTTATTCTCGGTGAACAACTATCGGGGAATATCGACAACGCTCGGTTGCTGGTTGCGCAGTTGGGATTGAGTTTCAACGACCTTGAGGAGGCGATGTTCCAAGCTGCGCTGCAAGGTAAGATCACATTTTCTGAGTTTGAGATCGGAATAACTAACGCAGCAAACGCATTTAAGCCAGGGTTAGAAGCGGTGAATGACCTACGCGGAGCAATGGATCAGCTTGTTGGCAGCGGTGGCCGAGGAGTTGCCGCTCTCATGGCTGTTAGAAATGCAGCAGTTGAAGCGATGGAGGGAGGAGCAAGGACTCTTGAGCAGTTGGGCGCACAGATGTTGGCGCAGGGCGTAGACCCGTCATTAGTTGAGAACTTTATGCTAGCGTTAAAAGAGCGCGGTATTAAGACGCTGGAAGAATTGGCTAACGCATCGGATAGGGTAGCAGCCGGAATTGTTGCAGAGCTGACATCTAACGATGAAGCGCTCAGAAATCAGTGGGCGCAAATGACGCAGGACTTGAAAGGGCTTGCGGAAACAATAGAAAGCATCCCAAGAGAGAAGGATATAAAAATAAACGTCCGTACTGAGTTCGACAAGAATACGCAGCAGTTTATATCCGCCGGCGGCATGAGTGTGCAGACCGGCCAGAAAGCTGCTGCATTCGCCGATGGTGGAGTTATAAATGGGCCCATGGCCTTTGGCTATGGCGGAGGGAAGCTAGGCGTAGCGGGCGAAGCAGGGGCTGAAGCGATAATGCCTCTAACTCGAATCGGTGGGAAGCTGGGAGTCCTTGCAGTTGGTGGGCAAGGTGCAGCGGGCAACGTGTACCACATTGACGCTAGAGGGGCTGATATAGGCGTGGAAAGGCGCATCAGAGCGGCGTTGATGGAGGTTGAGGATAGAGCGGTACGGCGGTCTCTAAACGCAATGGGAGACAATAGCAGGCGCGGAGGAAGGTTCTAAATGGCAATCTCCTACCCCTTAACACTTCCTACAACGAAAGCACCGAAAAGGGTGAGACTCACTGCGATCAATACCGTGGGATTCGCGCGGTCGCCATTCACCCACATGACTCAAGTACAGGAATATGCGGGCCAGAGTTGGAGTGCGGAGGTTGTTTACCCTGAAATGACGAGGACGGAAGCAGAAGATTTTAACGCTTTCCTTCTCGCTTTGATGGGGCAAAAAGGGACGTTTTATCTTGGCGATCCTTTGGGTTCACAACCACGAGGGCAAGCAAGCGGGGTGCCCTTAATCAATGGTTCAAACCAGACAGGGAATACACTTGTAACTGACGGATGGACGGCAAGTATCACGGGCATTTTGTTACGAGGCGATTATATCCAGATCGGAAATCGATTACATAAGATTTTAACCGATACGAATAGCGATGCAGGAGGAAACGCAACGCTTGAAATATGGCCACGCGTTGCAATATCGCCAGATGACAACCAGTTTATCGTCACACGGAATACCGTGGGAATTTTTCGATTAAGCGAGAATATAACTCCAATCTATGAAGCTAACGAGGAGCGAGTTTATTCAATTGGGTTTGATTGCATTGAGGCTAGATAATGGCACCCATAATTACAAGTCTTATAGACCGAGTTTTACAAGAAGATGTTAAGTACCTTCCGGATTGGGCGGTTGCCGACATTCTAAATCGTCCTGACCCGTCGTTGCCGGAAATTACTGAATATCAAGAACGCCTATTCGGTGTTGGAACCATTTTAACAGTTCTTGGTGTGGATGCTGGGGTACAATTTTTAGATGCGCTTGAAGCCGCATCGAGCAAATCCCCGGCTATCAGATGGGCGATGATGTTATTAAAAGGAAATGGGATTGATGCAGCAAATCCTGTTGTTAGACAGCAAATTGACAGTTTGGTTGATACAGGCGTGTTGAGCAAAGCAAGTGCAGATTCATTAAAAGCTCTTGGTGAGGTGAAACGCTTTCCAAGTTGGGCAGAATATAATGGTATAGAAGTCACAGCTAGAACGGTTGGACTTGCACGAGGAGGGAAATAAATGGCATTGGCAAAATGGGCAACACCGGGCACCCGCTCAAGTAACCTAGCAAGCACGACACTAAATTCGATCGCGAATGGTTCGGAAACAGCCGTGGTGACATACGATAACAGTACAAATAAAGACCTGTACGGTATTGTGACGATAAAACTCGGAAGTATAACTCCGTCATCCGGTGGTTCTGTTACACTACGGATCACACTGAATGATGGGACCGATACCGCAGATAAAGTAGGCGGCGATCAGTACACAGTACCGCTTACGACCACGACTGGCGCAAAGGTGGCAATAATTAATATGGTTCGGCTTTACCCGCTTTCGATGCGTTTGAGTGTCATAAATAACTCAGGCGTTACCACGGCGGCATCGGGAAATGAGCTATATGTTCGGCCTTGGAACGAGGAAGTCGTATAATGCCAAGAGGATTTTCCATATATGATGAAACGGTAGCCCAAAACAGGTTATGGAATCCGTATATGTTGGGGGCTGATTACACCGCGTGTTATGACGCATTAAGTATTGAGACAGTTGAGTTAACTGGTTCAAACGTTACTAAATGGAAAGAATTAAATAAATTTAACCTAGACGTTACACCGCCGATTACTTCTCCAATTTACAATACAAATGCTTTTGAAGGGCTTTCAGGGATTGTCCATTCGGGTACTACTTCATATTTTGATTCAGCCAGTATTATCTCTGCGGGTAGTACCTATACGGTCCTAGTGTTATGTAAAAATAATCGGAACGGAGGCGGGATTGCAGAACCGTTTTCAATTGGCAATGGCACTGTGACTGCAAACACATTCGAAATAGTTGTTGATTATCCGGCAACAGATGACATCTCATTTTTTAATGGGGCGGCACGCGTCACGCTAACTGGGGCACAAAAGACCCGCCCTATGTTGATCGGGATGGGGCTAAATAGTGGAATCGCGGTCGGCACGCTGGATGGGAGCAATGTTGTATCGGGTTCCAGTGGCATTTCAACGACAGGTAACTTTTTTTCAATCGGCAGATCAAGACCCCAACCGGGTACAGGAAGTGGCTACCCGTGGACTGGCCCGATTTTTTGTGTATTGGTCATGAAAAATAGCATTAACACGCCAAATTACAGAAAAGCTGAGGGATGGATGGCATGGCGATATAATACACAAAGATATTTAAACTCTGATCACCCGTTCAAAAATAGACCTCCGATGATTGGAGATTAAATAGAAAACTCTTTTGATTTACATCCGTGTTTCTTTCATTGTGAGATATCATATATTTTGGATGTTACAAATCGCATAAGAGTTTTATATGTTAAGAATCAGACAACCGCTTATTGTTCCTACGTCATCTTCGGTGACAGGGACAGTAACAAAAACTCTTGGTTCAATAAGTTTAAACAGTGCCGGAACACGTACAGGAGGAACACGCGGTAATCTTTCAGCGGAAATGATAACAGCGCTCACGGCGGCGCAGAATCGGCCTATACTTTTATTTGAAGGGACATTCGGGGGTGGTTCGCTAAGATTGTGGACGGGCACAGGGCCTCTGACATGGGATTCAAAAACGTGGGAAGGTAACGGATTATTTATTGCCGTTCAGTTGGCGACAGAAACAGGAGATGTCGAAGCAACAGGAATCACCATTCAGCTATCAGCACCATCAGCCGCGGTAGTGTCGTTGGTCCTTGGCACCGTACGGATGGGCCAGCCGGGTAAGATATGGTTAGGTATGCTAGACGCGAATGGGGCAGTGATATCGACACCATATCTGATATTCTCAGGGCTCTTTGATTCAGCAGAAATAGAGGAAAACGAGAGTGCGCCGGAGATAGTGTTAAAATATGAAACGAAACTAATTGAATTAGAGCGCGGAAAGACCTTCCGTTATACTACAGACAGCCAGAGGATTTTTAACAGCTTAGATCGAGGGTTTGAGTACGTCCCAAAAATTCAGGATTGGGACGGATTCTGGGGAAAAACGAACGCGAAAAAACCAGTGAAAAACGATAAAAAGAAAAATCAGAAGAAAAAATAAATATAAACGGTAAACAATGGCGTTCCTTACTTCACGCGATATTAGACGACAGTACGGACCAGAAGCGGGGGAGGTTGGCGCATGGTTAAAAGAGAAGAAGCTAAAGAATACGCGAGCAAATAGGGCTCTTGCTTCCCGCCGTATCACAGCCGCAAAGATTAAAAAGACAATCGGCAAAAGCGTTTCGATATTAGAAAGCGCGGGTAATTGGCAAGTAATTTACGGTGAAGTGAGATGCGGAGGTACTATTACTTTCGCGCATACAACAAACAACAATCAAAAATTGAATCTAGTTGTAACTCTTGCTTGCCATGAAATCGAATCAGTTCAAAAGCTATACCTGGATAATCAAGAAGTGATTTTTGGGGGTACGCCAGACCCTAGATGGTCCACTGCAATAAAGGATTTAAATACAGGGCAGACGAGAGCGGCAGTTACCAAAGTGTTTATGGCCGTTAACAACGGGGCCATTGGGAATCCAGCTATATCAGACCTCATAGGACAATGCCCCGATAAGTGGACGAGCGATCATAAGCAAGACGGAAGAGCCCATGTCTATATTCAGATGATATGGGACCCGATTTTATTCCCTGACGGCTTACCAGAAATATCCTTTTTAGTGCGGGGCAAGAAGTGCTTCGACCCTCGCACATCAACAACGGTGTGGACGCAAAATCCAGCACTACAAACGCTCGATTACCTAACTTCTACGACTTACGGCCTTGGAATATCAATTGCCGAATGCGAGACGGGAGTGGGATTGGTGGGAAGTTTTAGGGAAGCAGCTGATATATGCGATCAGAACGTACCTATTTTAGACGGCGGCACAGAAAAACGATTTTCAGGTAACGGTTTTTTTGAGACAGGGGAGGATCATCAGAGCGTTATTGAGGAGATGATTACCTCATACGCAGGCGCTATCACATTCGCAGGAGGACTCTGGAAATGCTTCCCGGGAGCGTATCGAGCCCCAACTATTACGCTGAACGAGAATGATATCTTAAGCAATATCCGGATAGTTACGCGGGCAAGCAAGCGAGATAATTTTAACGCGGTGAAGGGAACTTTTGTTAGTCCAAAAGCAAACTACGAAGAAACGGACTTCCCGCCGATTCGAAATGCTTTCTATCGCGCTCAGGATAACAACGAAGAAATATTCGAGGATATCCAGCTACCTTTTACGACAAGCGGTAGTACGGCGCAGCGAATAGCGAAGATTATACTTGAACAAGTTCGGCAGTCGATCGTAGTTGAGCTCACAGCAACATTAAAAGCCTTCCAAGTTGAAGCAGGGCAAACAATAAATCTTACATGGGCGCGGTTTGGATGGACTGCAAAGACGTTTGATGTTCTTGAGCTTGAACCGCAATTCATTGGCTCAGGGGATAACCTAGTTCTTGGGGTTCGACTTGTATTAAAGGAAACAGCAGCAGCGATCTATGATTGGAATAGCGGAGAAGAAACAAGAATTGATCTAGCACCTAACACGTCGCTACCCGATCCATTCACGGTGCAGACGCTTGCGGGGCTTACAGTTACATCCGGCACCAGCGAGCTTTATACACGAAATGATGGCACGATTTTCTCTCGTATGCGCGTAAGTTGGACTGCGCCAGTGGATGCGTTTGTAGTTAACGGTGGCAGCATCGAAATAAGCTATAAACTAGCTAGTGCGGCATCATGGAGTACCGCGCCAATAGCAACAGGAGATAGTTCATTTATACATATTCTGGACGTAAAAGACGGCGACACATACAATATTCGAGCGCGAACGCGGAGCAGTTTTGGCGTTTGGAGTGATTATAGTTCGATCACAAATCATACGGTTGTCGGGAAAACAGCAGCACCGAGCACAGTAACAGGATTCGCCGGAGCAGTATCAAAGTTTGGGATCACGTTAAACTGGACCGAGGTAATAGACCTTGATCTTTCGCATTATGAAATCCGATTGGCGACAGTTTCAGGGCCGTGGGAGACAGCAGAAAAGATTAACGAGATTCGCGGAACTACCGTAACACTGGATATAAAAACAGCAGGAACGTATCGGTTTTTAATAAAATCAGTCGATACCTCGAATAACTATTCGGTGACAGCATCAGAAGCGAGCGTTGTAATCGGAGGAGCCGCAGCGCCAGCAGTAACCTTCTCGATCGTTGGACCAGACGTTGTATTATCGTGGGGAGCAGTAACAGGGCAGTTCGAAACGAAAGAATACGAGATCAGATACGGGACCACTTTCGTAACCGCAACAGTAGAAACAACCATCACAGGCACAAAATACACTCGGCGAGGGGCATGGAGTGGCTTGCGTACCTACTGGGTGGTTGCGCGAGATGTAGCTGGGAATCTCGGTACACCGTTTTCAGTTGATGTATCCATCACGGCACCAAGCGCACCGCAAAGCCTATTTTCAGAAATTGTGTCGAATAACGTGCTGTTGAAATGGCAGGCACCAAGCACAGCCACATTACCGATCGATCGGTATGAAATCAGGAAAGGAGCTACGTTCGCAGGAGCCACGATTGTGGGAGCAGCTTCGGCAACGTTTTCAGCTATTTTTGAGCAGACAGGAGGAACGTTCGTTTATTGGGTTGTGGCCTATGATACAGCAGGAAATCAGGGGACACCGACGAGCATATCGGTGAAAGTAGAAAATCCGCCTAATTATACCTTTATAACTAACCAGACGCTTGATCTCTCCACGGGAACGTTCACGAACAGCCTAGTTACCGATGGCGAATTATTATTATCAGCGAATACTGCGGAGACCTATGAGGGGCATTTCACGGCGAGAAGTTGGACAACGCCCCAAGCTCAGATTAATTCAGGCTACCCTAATTATATTCAGCCGACGCGAAATAAAGGAGACTGGAAAAAGACGATTGATTTAGGTTCGACTGTTACCGGAGCATTGATAACCGTTTCGTATATATCGCGGGATATAATCGGGACTACCACACTTTACCCAAGGATCGGATATTCGAACGACAATATAACCTTTACTGAATCAGATACCCTTTCAGTTTTTGGGACTAATTTCCGGTACGTGAGAATAACGCTCAAAAATTATTCAGGCGGGACGATTGGGACGGTTAGTGATACAACGGCATTAGCAGGTATAAAGAACGTGGTGCTAACCGTTGGCGTTCCTACGATTATAGATTCAGGGTTTGGATCGGTAACAAACGCAACGAATGGGGCTACAGTCACATTTAATAAGACGTTTATCGATGTAAATAGTATAATTGTCACACCAGCACGCAATGACACAGATATGCCGACAGCCGTTTACGATTTTACGGAGCCTGCGCCGAATCCTACGACGTTTACGGTATTTCTGTATGCGACCAAAGGGGCAAACGCAGGGAACCGAATAGCGGGTAATTTTGGTTGGACAGCTCAAGGAGTCTAAGAAATGCCAGATTTTCAGACAGCACCAGCGCTTACGGACACATACACGTCTGTTTTAACGACGCTGAAAGATAAGGATACCGTACTTGCAAAAATGGATTATACCAGTTGGACTAATCTTCCAACGGGTGCAATTCGAGCCAACAGCGCTAACAGTTACAAGCTGGAGCGATGGGACGGAGCTGCATGGGTGGTTTTGACTGCGCAAAGCACTATTGACAGTCACATTGCAAATACGGCAATACATCAAGCGCCAAACGTAGGCTCTATCCAAATGATTGCCTATGACGTAGCTGATTCAGGCTATCTATTGTGCGATGGGACGGCAGTATCTCGGACAACCTACGCCACACTTTTTGCAAAGATCGGTACTAAGTACGGCGTAGGAGACAACATTACAACGTTTAATCTTCCTGATTTAAGAGCTAGGTTGCCGATCGGCAAATCCACCGGAATTACAGCGCTAAACGACCTAGGCAAGACTGCCGGCAGTTGGGATCATACCCACAGCACACCAGCCCATCAGCACACAATACCAACGCATACGCACACGATGGGGAACCATACCCATAGCGTAGGGGCACACGCTCACCCGTTAGCAGCGCATGATCATTTAATTCCGCATCATATCCATTCCGCAACGGTTGGGGACATTCGTATTATTTCAAGCGGCGCACATTCGCATACGGAAGCCGATTGCAGAACAACCGATTCCGGGACAGCTCCATTAACAAATTTTAGACTCACGGGGCAATCAGCAACGACAAGCGTGACTATCGATAGTACGAGCAGTACGCACACACATGCAAATAGCGATTTTCGCGGCCGTGTTGGAAATATCAGTACCGGTGTTGATGGAGATGTCGATTTTAGATCG